AAATCCAAATGATGATAAAGCAATCAAAATTATGGAAAATGTCATTCAAACTGGAAAGATTACACCAGTACAAGAAGCATATCTAAGAATAAGTAATAATAAAATTAATATGCAAGATATGCAGTATCTAGCAGGTTTAAACAAACAGTTTGGTTTTAGTTATTCAGATAGAGATTATATTACAAGATATTTAAGTAATAGAGCAGGAGATGCCGCTAAAGAAAATTTAAATCTTGCAGAAATGATTGAATCTGCTGAGTTTCAAAATCAAGCTAGAGGTTTTGGTGTACATATAGATAGTGAAAATAATCGTAAAGGATTAAATAAAGGCATATCTATGGAGATTGGTGAGGAACTAAATATTAATAGTTTACTTACTATGCCTAAAAGTAAATATGAACAAACAATAGGATTTTTAAAACGATCTACAATACTACCTTCTACATTAGAAAATTTATTTACTAATACTAGACCTTTAGCAATATTTGGAAATATGTCAGCAGAATCTAAAAAGACTGCGGCTTCAAGGATATATGATCTTTGGAATCAGATAGCTTATGATGCAAAAGGTAATGGAAGATATCCTAATAAATATAAAGCAACATATGAAAGATTTAACGATATAAAAGATGTTGTTGATATTGTTGGTGCAGAAGGAATTGTTGATGCTTTTGAAATAGCTACAGCTTTACCTGAAACTATAGAGAAAATGAATCTAGCTATATCTTCTTATTCATCTGAATTTGGACTAGATGAAAACTCAAGTGCTAAAGATATTGTAGATACTATATTAAAAGATAGTGACATTCCTGCTGAATTTTATGGTGATTATAAAGAATATGTTAGATATAAATTATACAAAGGTACAGTAGCTACAGCAAATGGCACAGTAGTAAGATTAGATAAAGATAAATTTATACAAAGTTTAAATAATACATTTCGTAATACTATGGAAATAGATGATGGTGTTGTTTTTTCTTTATATGGTAATAGACTTAGTGAACACAATCCACATAGTTATGTGAATAAATATAAAGACGATAATAGTCGTAAGTTTTTTTTACGTCATGTGCAAAATAGATTAGATGTTGAAAATAATTATGTTGAAAACGAAGCAGGTGATCTTGTAGCTAATAAACGTCAACTTAATATTGGTGAGAATGTAGCATTGATTCCAGACTCTAGGAATAACAACCTATCATGTCGCAATATGGTACATATATTACAATAGATACTGCTGATGTAGACTTTGAAATGTCTATGAAAGCAGATGAAACTAAAAAAAGAATATTAGAAAAGAACTATCATAGTGTTACAATAACAGAACCACAAATAAAAAACATTATAAATATATTGGATAACACAAGTCCACCACCTTCTATGATTAAAGGATATGGAGAACAATATTATGGTGTGAACCCTACTCTTGATAAGGCTTTAGAAAATGCAGGATACAATCCAATGAATGATTTGATTAATGACCAAAAGTTTGTATCTGAAAATATACCACCAAGAGAAAGTCCAATAGCAAAAGGTATATCATATTTATTAGATCTTGTAGGTGTAGATAGAAATATAACTATGAATAATCAAGAACTTCCTGAGTTACAAAATACTGGTACTACAAATCCTGCTTGGAAGTTTATATATGATACAATTATTCAAGATGCTTCACTTAATAAAGCAACACAAAATCAAGTTGAAAAAAACTTTAGTGAGAGTGATTCAATAGATATACAAGATGATTTTGTTCGTAATGTAAAATACGTTGCAGGACATGAGGGTTATGATGGCACAGCTTATGTAGATGGCACTGGTAAAAATGCTACCATATCTTTGGGTGCAGGTTTAAATGTTAAGTTTATTACAGATGCACAGTTGGCTATGATTAGCTCAAAAGGACAACAGGCAATCAAAGAGATAAAGCAGTTAATGAATACTGATATGAGTCTTGATAGAATAGCAGAAGCTATAGATGAAAAGTATGGAACTGTAATTACAAAAAAAGAATCAGATGAAATTTTTACAGCTAAAATGTCAGAAAACTATAAGAAGTTTACTACTGATTTTCCAAATTTTGCTTTAGTTTCTGTTGATAAACAGATGGCAATGTTAGATCATGCTTATCAGATGGGATATGGTGAAGGTGAGTTTGTTGAATATTGGAGAAATATTACTAAGGCTTTGAATACAACCAATCCTGAACATAGAGCTTTTTATTTTCAGAGAGCAGGATCTCACTTAATTTATAACTACGAAAAAGACGATCAAAATATATTTGATGGTAACTTTGTAACTGGAAGAACAATTTTATCACGACAGACTGAGGATAGGGTTTTCGA